CACAACAATCATTAGATAGACAGATAGAGGCTAATAGTGGAATCTAAAAAAGGCGTGAACACTCCCCAAAAAGGCGTGAACACTAAAAAATAACAAAAACAGTACAAATTACGTTATATAGTATATGAAAACATTTAATGCTAAGTTTAAAAAGGGAGGTAAAGGAGTGTTTGCTATTAGTTTAGTAAAAACACCTGCAACCGAAGAAACGTTTGTAGCAATGTCAGCTCAAGAAGAGTTGATTAAAATGGCTAAGATAAACGAAGAGCAAAGAGTAGTAATGGGTTTAGTGCTTCAACCTGAACAGTTGATACTAAGGCAAGACCCTGAGAGTGGAGAGAAGTTCAATATAGTTTTCTCTGCTGATACAATTAAGGAGTTATCACACAACTTCTTTAAATCAGGTTTTCAATTAAATTCAAAGTTGGAACATAACAGTCCTATAAAAGACGTGACGTTTGTTGAAAGTTGGATAGTTGAGAATTCTGAAATAGATAAGAGTGCGAACTTCGGAATGAATTTTCCTAAGGGGAGTTGGATGGCAACAATGAAGATTGATAACGATGACATTTGGAATAACTATGTTAAGACAGGTGAAGTTGAAGGATTCTCAGTTGATGCTATGGTAGATTTAGAAGAGATTAATTTAAAATCAGAAATTAAGATGAGTGAAAAAAAGAGTATAATTACTATGCTTAAAGAAATCATTTCAGGTGCTGAAGAAGTGACTGAGTCAGTTGAAGTTGCATTAGGTAGTGCAAAGTCAGGAGATTTGGATATTCAGTTTGAAGGTGATTCTTTAGAAGTAGGTTCTTCTGTATTTGTAATGAATGAAGAAGAAAAAGTAGAACTTCCTGATGGAAGCTATGACCTTGATGGTGCAGGTACTATTCAAGTTAAAGATGGTTCTGTTGAGTCTATGGGCGAAGGAGAAGCTGAGTCTGAGGATGAAGCTCCTGCTGAAGAAGCACAAGAGGAAGAAATGGTTTCAGAGGATGTTTCGGAAGAAGTTGAGTCTGAAGAGGTTGAAGAAGTTGATAGCCCAAGTAATGAGCTTGACACTATCAAATCAATCTTAGACGAGATGTTCGCAGCTTATGCTGAGAAGATGCAAGTACAAATGTCTGAATTAAAAGCAGATTTTGATACTAAGATGTCAGCTGTTACAGAGAAGAACGAAGAATTGAAGTCTGAATTAGTAGTGTTGTCTAAGACACCTGCTTCTAAAGCAATCAAGTCTGTTCCTACTCAAGTAGCAATGACAAAACAAGAAAGAATTTTAAACGTAATGAGAGGTTACGAACAAAAAGAAAGTTAATTAATTAAATAAAAACAGTAAAAATGGCAATAACAAGTAATTATGCAGGATTTGAAGCTACAAACATTATGCTTCAAGCACAAAAAGAGGAAGATACTTTAAGATTAAATCTTATTACAGTAGTTCCAAACGTAGGGTATAAATTAAACCTTAGAAATTTAGATGTAACTTTAGGAGTTGTAGATTACACTTGTGGTACTACACCTGCTACAGATGCAGTAAACTATGACGAGAAAGTTCTTACATTAGACAAGTTCAAGAATGAATTTGAAATATGTAAAGAAGATTTCAGACCAACTTGGTCAGGTGAGTCTATGGGAGCTTCAGCTTGGAACGACCAAACTCCTGCTGAGATTTCTCAAGCAATCGTAGCTTCTACTTCAAGTAAGTTAGCAGTATGGTTCGAGAATCAAATATGGAATGGTGCAGGAACTTCAGGACAAATGGAAGGATTAATCACTCAATTTGATGCTGATGGTGATGTAATCAAAGTAGGAAATGGTATTACTGCAATCAATGCAGCTACTACTAAATCAAATGTATCTGACATCTTTGATGCTGCTACTGCTGCTATGCCTTACGCTCTAAGACGTAAGAATGTAAACTTTATCGTATCTCCTGACGTAGCTGATGCTTATACTAAATTCTTAATTGAAAATGGTTCTGCTAATGGTTTAGGTGGTGATGCTAACACAGGTATGGTTTATGGACGTTACACAATCCAAACTGTAAATGGTTTACCTGATAACACTATCGTAATCTTCGAAAAAGAAAACATTACTTTAGGTTTAGGTTTAGCTAACGATGCTGATTCTATCCGTGTTAAGGATATGGATGAAGTTGATTTGAGTGGAAACGTACTATACAAGTCTGTATTCGGTGGTGCTGTAGGATATTCTTACGGAAACGAAATCGTACACTTACTAAGTACACAAGCTTAATAGCAAACAATCAAATAGGAGGGTGGTTAACTCTACCCTCTTATATTAATAATTTAAAACATATATAAATAATTATGGCGTGCGATATAAATAATGGTCGTGATAGAGCGTGTAAGGATGGGCTTGGAGGAGCTTCTACCTTATATCTTTATAACGAAATAGCTGATGCTTTCACAGTATTAGAAGGTGCAGCAACAGATATGAATGTATTGCTTACTGAGGCGTGGGCATTTCCTTTAGAAGGAGATGGTAACACTTTAGAGCAATCAATGGTTTCTGATAGAAATACAGGAACAAAAGTAAATACACAAACGTTAACTGTAATGTTAAAAGTTATGGATGCAGCAACTAATGCTCAATTCAACTTAATGGCAGCAGGTTATCCTCAGGCAGTAGTGGTAGACAGAAATGGAAATCACCACGCTATTGGATTAGACGATGGTATTGACTTCACAGTAGTAGCTTCTACAGGTGGTGCAAAAACTGATATGAATGGATATACTTTAACAGGTGTTTCTACAACTCAAGATTTAGCTCCTGTTTTAGACGAAGATACTGTAACAGCTTTTGAAGGAATAGTTCAAGAGAACACATAGTAATACAATCTTTAATACAAAGCTCTTAACTTAATTGTTAGGGGCTTTTTTTATACCCAATAACAAAAACAGGGTAAAATACGTTTATAATTATAAAGATTATTTAAAATGATAATAGTAAACCCGACAGAAACAACACACACTATTTCTATAGTATCGAGATACGACTTTACTAAGTACACAGATGAATTATTAGCATTTGTAGACAGAGTAAAAGTTGATGGTGGTACTACTGAGAGTTTAGATTGTTTAGATGGTAGCACTATTCTTATTTTTAGTATAAAAGATTCTTTCAAAGGGGAATCTACTGATATTGAAAACACATTCATTATAGAAAATGGAAAATTATCTATTACATTTGATTATGACTTTAGAGTTGAAGGAAGATACGAAATAACTATTTCTAATGAAGAAAATACTGAGGTTGCATACAGAGGAATCATATTGGCTACTACGCAAGAAACTCAGGATTACAAATTAACGAATGACAAATTTTATTACTAAGATATGGATATTAAATTAATAACACTCTCAAGCTATACGAGACCTGATGTATATGAAATGAAGTCTCAGAATTGGGTACTTAATGGTAAGGATAATGATTTTTATGATTACATTATCAAAAGAAATAATGGTTCTCCAACTAACTCTTCTATAAACAAGTCTTATTCAACTCTTGCTTATGGTAAAGGTTTAGGTTTTATTAATAAAATTAGCGATAAAGTTGTTAATGATTGGGCTATGTTACAGTCTATTCTAAGACCTCGTGATTTAAAAGGAATGGTTCAAGATGCTCAGGTGTTTGGAGAGTTCTCATTTCAAGTTATAAAGAACAGAGATGGTAGTTTGAATTCTTTAGTTCATTTACCTAAGCAAATGGTAGTTCCATCTATAGAGAATGATGAAGGAGAGATTGAATCTTATTGGTATTCAAGAAAGTGGAGTGATAGAAGAAAAGAAAAGTATTTTCCTCAGAACTTCCCTGCATTTGGATTGAATAACACAAGAGAAACTGAGATATATGTAGCTAAAGAATATAAGGCAGGTAACGAATACTTCGGAACACCTGACTATATGGCGGGATTACAGTATGCTCAGATGGAAGAAGAGATTTCTAATATGGCTGTATCTTCTATACAAAACGGATTATCAGCGGGTTACATTATTAACATACCTAATGGAGATAATTATTCTGATGAAGAAAAAGCTGCGTTTGAAACACAAGTTAAAAAGAAACTAACATCTTCATCTAATGCAAGTAATTTTATCATATCATTTAACGGACAAGACGTAGAGATTACAGTTACACCTTTCCCTGTTAATGCTAATATACACAAACAATGGGATTTCTTAACTTTAGAGGCTAAGAATCAGATTATGACTGCTCATAGAGTTATATCCCCATCACTTGTAGGTTTATCTTCATCTACAGGATTCGCTAATGAAGCTGATATGATGGATATGTCAGAGAAACAATTAATGAAAAGAGTTATCGCACCTAAGCAAGAATTTGTGTTAGAAGCTATAGAAGAAGTATTGACTCAATTTGATGTAAACTTAGATTTGATTTTTAAGCCTATTACACAAGAGGAAGAGATGGTAAAGGAAGAAATAGACTCTGAAAAGGATAAAGTGCAGGAAAACGCTTCTAAAGAGGTTTTAGAGGTAGAAGAAACAAACTTAAATAAATTATAATGGCAGAATTCTTATTTATAACACCACAAGAGTTAAAATCAACTACTATCTTAGGAGGTAATGTTGACCAAGACAAATTCTTATTCTCAATAGCTAATGTTCAGATAGTAACAATACAAAGGTTATTAGGAACGGAATTATACGATGTAATTCTTGAAGGTGCTGAGAACGACTCTTTGACGGGTGATTATCTGACTATTTACGATAAATTTGTTAAACCAATTACAAAGAATCAAGCTTTAGCGGAATATATCAAAATATCATCTTATATGATAGCGAATGGAGGTGCTTTTAAGCATTCTCCTGAGAATTCTGAACTAATGACTACAGAAGAGATAAATACGTTAGCAGATACTTATTCGGGTATGGCTGACACATATATCGGTAGATTTGAGAAGTGGTTATGCCACAATACTGTTCCTGAGTATAAAATGTATCAAGATGAGGTAAATGCGTCTAAAACAATAACAAATAGAAGTGGATGGTTCTTCGGAAAGCCATCAAACAGAGTACAAGCAAGAATATTTAATGAAGGAGATGATGATTGGAGCGAATACTCATACAAAAATAGATAATAGATATGGCTGAGCAAATAACTTGTAAAATAACAAAAGCTGTAGGCAGGTCTTGTAATAATAGACAGGGTGGTATAGATAAGCTATACCTATTCGCTTACGTGAAGTATTCTAAGAGTTTAAACTTAGTTCAAGACCAAAAAGTTGTTACGTTTCCATTAACTGATGCTTTTCTTTATGAGGCTGAAAATATATCATTCTCAGAGTCTACTTCAGTTAAAAATGGTGGTATTGAGTGGAGTCAAGACTTAAATTTCACTATAACAGAGAGTAATGACCTTTCTGAGGTTTATAAGTTGGCTAATCAAGACTATAGTGCTGTTATA